TAACAGAAGTTATTGTTGCCGATAAAGCATTTATAGATGAATGGAAAACTGGAGAAACATGGATTAAAACATCATACAATACTTTGAATGGTGTTCATGTAGATCCAGAAACTAGAGAACCAGATGGTGGAGTTGCAATCAGAGGTAACTTTGCTGGACCTGGTATGATTTATGATAGTGAAAATGATGTATTTTATAATGCACAACCACATCCAAGTTGGACATTAAATAAAACAACATGGCAATGGGATTGTCCTATAGGCCCGTTTCCAAATGATGGTTATATTTATAAGTGGGATGAAGACGCTTATCAAGCAGACAATACAACTGGATGGGTTCGTATATAATGGCAATCACTAAAATGAAGAATATACCTCAATATTCTTACAGCAAAAGCGAAGACTTTATACAAACATGGCATATACCAGAGGGAATATGTGATGCAATAGTAGACTTTTATCATGCTAATAAACAATACCA